AGATAGTTTGCAGAGCATTCTCCTATAAATCCAGCTATTGATGGTCTTTTACTTTCATTGTTGATGTTATTATTTACGTAGTCAACCACATCATGCTTGAAGAAAAATAAAGATGTATACGCTTCATAGTCGCGTCTTTCATTTTTATATTCAAGTAGATTAATAATTCTACCACGATTAAGAACTCCAAATTCCGAAAGTTCAATAAACTTTTCTACTGCCATTGGTCGCGTTTAATCAAAGCTACTATTCCAGGTATTTCAGAATCTTTATGAATTGTAATGTATTTCTTGGTATCCCTTAATTTGTTTTTGAGCAGCTTCCACTTTATTTTAAAAACTTCCATTTCGATGCCCTTAACGTCTACAAAATATTCTCCGGCCACAAGAAAGTCAACAACAATGTGAATAGGCCTTATTTTTTCCATGTTAACTACAATTGACTCCATCAGCTCCACTTCAACTTGGCTATCAAACTTAATGCCATTTTCAGTTAACTGTTTGGCAAATTGTGCTTCCCGACGGGAGTCATACTCTACGCCATTGTAAACTATTTTAGTAGCATTAACTTTGTTCTGACCGCTGTTTGAACGTTTGAGTTTAGCGAGGTCTTCAAGCATCGAGCTTGGTATAGGTTGGTTAGAATCTTGGAGAGCCTTGATTGCGAACTCAAGTGTTTCAATCTCTTGCGTCTTCGTATCATCCTTCTGAAATTTCACCCTTTGATTCTGGAAGTAATTTTTCTTTGCCATTTTGTTGCTTTAAGTCGTAAATCATTTTCTGATAAACTCTGCCTATATGGAAGGCATGGTCTTCGTTTGTAACTGTGATATTGAAATTGTTCTTTTCAACTTGAAATACACAGTCTATTAATTCAAGATAGCTTTTAAAGCTATCAACGTATTCTGGCTTAAGCTTGAGTATCATTACTTACAGGTGTTATAAATAAGTTATATTCATCTTCCCTACGTGTTACAAGTCCTGGCAATACACGTAACATTATACTGCCATCTGGATTTCGTTTAACTGTTCCATCTGCATTTATAGCAGCAGTTTTGTCATACGCAAGGAAAGCATTCTTTATAGCTTCAAGATTAGTAGGGTCTTCTTTAATCAATTTCAGTAGCGTGCTTCCGAGCAGCGCATTGTCTCCTTCATTGTATGCGAAGTCGGCCAGCGCATCGAATTGATTTTGATTAAGTTTCCAACCTTGTGCCAACAGGTTATTAAGAATAAATTTTTCTTTCGCAGCATGAGCGAACAATAGTTGTTCAGCTTCGTTCTTATCTATTGTTGCATTTAATAGATAATCAAGTTGAGCAGAATCAATCAAAGTTCCAAAACCTATTGTCTGAAGCCCTCTAGCATCTTTATATGCTTTAGGACTAAATCCTTCATGTTGTTCTACGAGCTTTGTGAATTGTGAAGATAAGTTCATATTTCTTTCTATTTTATATTTTGTTATTAAGGTAATTTCTTTGTTGCATGTTACAAATACTATCATTAAGATTATAGTGTAGCCATGTTTCATAAGCTGTTAAATTAGTTAGAAAATATTATGCCAGTATCTTTCCTTTTTGCTTCTCTGCCATTTCAGTTAATATTCTTGCTTGGTCTTCCCAAATTAGAAATGATAACTGAATACCGCTGTTAAGTATATCCTTATACGTGAAATATGCACAGTAGTATTTACTTTCATCGCTAACTCCTTCAACTGTTCTCATGTAAATACAACTGGAACCTCCTTCAACTAATAGTTGAAGTCTTGTGCAATCAACTGTTAGAGTTGTCTTTTGTCCATCGGCTGTCACTATTGATGATTCAGCATCTGATTTCTGTTTGACAGTTCCAATTACAACATCAATCTTGTGTTTCTTAAGATATTCTATTGAAGATATTTGAGTCATGTAATACTCATACATCTCAACGAAGTCTATTTGTTTATCACTCATATATGTAAGTTAAAATTTGTTTTCTTAATTTTTTAGCAAGTTCAATTTCATATTGAACTCCTTTTGATTCTTTAATTAATCTTAATGCTCTCTGCTCGCTTCCTTCATGTGAAGTTGCAACTTGAATTTGCACTACCATAATAGCTTCGCACCATTCAATAAATGATGTATCGAGTTCTTTCCAAAATTCTATATTACCTGGAAGTCCATGATGCTTACTTGTTAAGTGACACATAGATATTGGACTGAATACCAAATATCCTTCTTTCATTAACTTTGCTTGTATAGAATTTGCTATTGCATGAGATTCATCTTCTATACCTGAATATGGTATCGCTAAATATATCTTTTTTGGTTTGAGGTTTGCCATACAATATGCCTATTTGTTGTTTAAATGCGTTTTAACGTTGTTTTGTATACGTGTTATATGTTTGTGTGCGATTGTGAATTGACGCGTTTAAAACGGCTATAAACGCGTTGTAATTTTATGAGTTATCAGATATAAACTTATTCACGTATTTTTCTATGTATTCTAATTTTCTTTTAATCTTGCTTGTATATCTTGCGTATTGTCTTGAGTAAATACTTATGCACTTACTTCTTTTTACTTGAAGAGACTCAACTTCAAATACAGCGTGCATTATTTTTATAGAAGTTTCATTATTCATAGTTCACCATATTTTACAAGTCCGGTTCCTCTATCTATATTTATAAGTATACATCTACTTCTTAAATCGTGAGGTATCTTTGCAAGTATTAATAACTTTACAACTTCGTGTAGTTCTTCGTATGTGTAGAAATGTAAACGTATCATAGTTCTCCATATTTTAAAACTTCAAGTGTTTTGACCTGTATAAATATACTTCTTTGGTTTGAATAGTAAATATTTATATTATGCTTTGCTAGCAGTTTTAGAGCAGCACGAAGTTCTGAATATAACATGAAGTGTAAACGTATCATAACTCAGCATGTTTTAAATTTGCAGCCAATATTTCTCCCTTAATCTGTTCAAACATATCACCTATGAATGAGTCGCCAACATCTACAGTATCTGTATTGTCAACTTTAGTATCAATCAGTTTTGACACATGGCGATATTTTGATTGCAGTATCTTGTATATATACTCGTCAATTTTTCCACGTAAAACAGTAAAGTAAACTGATACCTGTTCCTTTTGACCTATACGGTGAAACCTGTCAGCTGCTTGCTCTATCTCGGCTCGTGTGTATGGAAAGTTTAAGAATATCACATCTGCGCACTCGGTCATGTTAAGCCCAACTCCGGCACTTGTAGTTTGCCCCAAGAATACCTGAACGTTGTCAATCTTTCTGAAGGCATTTACAAGTTCCATTCTTTTTTCGGACTCAACACCTCCGTAAATCATTACGCATTTCTCTTTAAAGTATTCTTGTAGCATGAACAATGGCTCCTTAAAGTTACACATGATAGCAACTTTCTTTGGATATTCTTTGCCATCCTTTACGTGAATATCTGACATGATATTTTCACATAGTTCAATACAAGGTTTAACTTTTGCTTTTGCAGTTATAATCTGCAAAGTGTTCATTTGGCTTTCAATATCTGCGGAACGCTTTCCATTAGATGCCATTATCTTTCGCATCAACTCATCGTATGCAGTTTTATATATAGCGTCATACTCTTCATTCTCAAAGTTAATCTTGATATAGTTTTTCTCTGGTAAATCTAAACAGTCAACTTTTAACTTACGTATCATGAAGTTCTGAATATTACGATTCAGTTCTTCTAGGTTAATACCTTCTTTGGCAACCTCTCCATATTGTGTCTTTTGAGTGATACAATATTTTTTAAGGAACCAAGAATACTTTTCTCCTTCTGGATGCCTTGCCATTTCAAGGTATGAAAATATATCTGTAATTCTATTAGGTGCTGGCGTTCCTCCAAGAAAAGAAACAGATGGACGCATCTTATAGATGAGTGCCTTTATTGTTTTAGTTCTTCCGGCATCTCTATTTTTGATATAGTGACACTCGTCAATTACTATTCGTTTAATATCTTTAGATAAAAACCACTCCATATACTTGTCAACAATGTCGTAGTTGACAATTATAAATCTTTCTTCTCTTGCGAAGTGCGATTTGTTTGCATTAAGAATTGTAATTTGATTTTCTGGAATCGACCATCCAAAACGTTCTTGCCATGTAGATGTCATCTCTTCTTTCCAGTTATACTTTAATGAGTTTGGAACTATGATTAAAGTTATTGGAGTATTTAAAATAAGAGATGGAACAATAGCCGACATAGACTTCCCAAGTCCCTGTTCCAATGATATGAGGTTATACTTTTTATAGCATTGAGCCCTGACGCACTCTTTTTGGTGTGCGAAGAGAAACTTGTATAAAGGAACCTTTTCAGATACCGCCTCATCAAATCCGTTCTCGTAAATGGTGAAGACTTCTTTAATCTCATTTATTATTCTATCTGTTTCTTTTTTATCCCAACTTTTAAATGTAGGGTAAAGTTGCTTAATCGTTGACCATAACGCTTTCTTGGAGGTTCCACGAACTGGAACATTTACGTATCCATCTGGACTCCATACAAAGTTATACATTCTGAATAACTGAGTATCGTTGTAGGTAAAGTCCTGCTTCTGCAGTGTCACTATTAATTTTTGCTTGTCAACGGTTATCATTAGTTAGATTTGTTAGTCTATTAATTCAATTCTTTGATTCTTTGGTAAATTGTCAATTCTTGTCTTTTGTTCATTTATCTGCTTTTGCAGATGCGCTAGACGAGCATCTAAGTCGTCATGCGTGATTCGCCTTACTTCCATCTTTAAACTTCGTATTTCCTTAAGATATTCAATCAGTGATACTGCTCCTCCCTTTGCTTCAATTTTAAGGTCGACAATCTTTTTGAGAGCTCCATCAATATCAGTATGTGAAGATACAAACTTTTCATATTCTTTGGCCGGAGGCTTTGGCTTATGATTCTTGAATACATTATATTGGGACTTTTCAGTCTTTATAAAGTATGGGTCAATTGCTGGGTCTACTATTATCATGACTGTTTCTTTATAATGTAATCTGAATTTTTAATTCTTATGCAGTATTCTGCAAGTTTTTGTGCGTCTTCGAAATCCTTGCGAAGTTCAGGTATATCGTATATCTGATACATTACAGATTCTGTTGTTCCACCTTCGCCATCAGAAATATTATGCTTAATAGGATTGTCCATATTTACATAGAGTCTTATACGACCTGTGTATAGTGGATTAAATTCAAATGCTTTACCTATCTGTGTTACAAATTCTTTTGAATTAGCTGAATATCCACCTGCACGTATCTTAACTTCAATTGAACGATGTTTCTGTGTAGTCTTGAAAAATAGCCAGCACAGTGGATTTGTCTTGTGTTGAATGAAGCACATTCTATCTCCAGATAGAAAACCTAACTGCCTCGCAAAGAATGCTGATATGGAAATCTGAAAGTTGTTAGGTGCGAATGATAAGAACGCAGTTCGGCTTTTCTCAAAGTTAGTTCCGTGGTGCGGGTCTACCAACTTAAACGCATCACTTAATATGTCAACTCTTTCTACCATAATACATAATTTTTATTAGTATCTACATTTGGCAATGATTCTTTTATTTTGTCAACGTTCTCAATAAACTTCATTGAGTCTGGCTTAAACTCCAGTATCGTAACTACATTCTTGGCATTCTTAATGGAATAGTGTGCGATGTCAGATAATACGCAGCTATCGTTAATAACGCAAGTGTCAATGCCAAGGCTGTTAATGAAGCACATACTAGCAACATCAATCGGTATTCCTTGTAAAAAGATGTCAGTATAGCTTTTGGTTTCTTGCCTACGATAATCATATAGTGGGACGTCGCCAAGATAACATTTCTTTGTAAATTCATAGTTATTGCGCCTTAAAAAGTTTTCAATTCTTTCTTCATCATCTCCAATCATCATTCCAGCGATATCGAAGATAAGTATTGTGCTTTTGAGATTTAATATCTCCTTTAATATATTCAAGTTATGAACCGATGGATTATCTGTAATGATTATATCAGCACAGTTTGTCGGCATTTGCTTTAACAAATCATCTTTTTTTCCGCAATAGAAAATAATTTCGCCAAACATATCTCGTATATCAACACTTGATAGATAAAGATTTTCATCTTGTTTAACTTCAAGTATCTCATCCAATGAGAACTTTGGCTTGTCTTGCAGTAATTCCGTATCGTCGAAGTAAAAATTCATAATACAAATAACGAAAATAAATGTTTAATGTCCAAGTAAAGAATTAATTTGTCTGAAAATATTCTATATCAATTACACTATCGTAATCTGTTTCTTAACTCTTCAATACTAAATTTATCTATTGCTATTTTAAATTCTTCAATTTTAAGTTCTTCAAGAAGGTTTTCAGCTTCTATAAAATTATTATCAGGTTCTCTGTATCCTAAAAGATTGATTAGAGATTCTCGCTCCATTACGGTAATGTTAACATGCTGAAGATGATGAATTATATCTACATTGTCAAAGTCCCACAATTCTTTAGAATCATTTGCCTCGTATAGCTCTATTTCAACTATTCTTATGAACTCTTTTTTTGTAAGTAACCCTTCTTTTATTTGATTAAAACTTCGTTCATCCTATCTTCTGTCATAGTTTCCAGTTTATAATAAATGAGTCAATTAATACGTTTAAGATTAATTGCGCGTCAGTAGCATTGCCATTCTCCTTATATATCTTTGATAGATTATCGTGAGCCAATGCCTCATTACACAGCGCAGGATACTCCCATTTCATATAAGCGTGTGTCATAAAGTCTCCCCCTTTATCATACGCTTCAAATCCATCAAGTATAGTTGTCGGACGGCAATAGAATTCAAACTTATATTTATATCCTTCCTGTTCTTTTAGATACCATCCCCATCCAGATTCTATTCCGATTCCAAGTGTCCATATCCTAGTGCATATTCTTGGCTCCAAGAAGTCAGATTGCTTCGGCATATTTGGAGCAAATATATTATAATCTCTTATCACTAGGTCTTCAGTTTTTTCGCGTTTTACTGCCGTTGTTTTTTCTTTTGGCTCATTTGTTTCTTTTACTTTTTTTTCAGGTTCCTTTAACTGAATTGGGTTTGGGACGCGTCTTTTAAGTTTTGGGTCGTAGTAACTGTTTTTATAGTCCAACAATGGAGGTAGGTCGTCAATCTTAACAACATCTCCCTTTACCAGATTTAATTTATTTACAACAGTTGGAACCTTAACCTTAGCCATATTTACTTCATTCTTTTTGATTGCAGAACTAACAAAGAATATATACTGACCGTCAATATCACAAAGTCTATAGATTCTAATTTTATAAAAAGAGTAATCTTTGTCAAATGCACAGTGGTGATATAGGCAATAAGCATAATCAGAATATACATTATTAGATATACAATCATGCAGAGATTTAAACTCATTTCTATCAAATTGGCCCCAGGCTTTATCATATTCAATTTCAAGTATTTCATTAATCGAAGTCAAATTTAATTTTAGATTCTTGTATGACAGGTTCTTCGATTTGTCCAGAAACATTTTCATTTTGTCCTGCTCCGACATCTCCTTTTTTTCTTTGGCCATAACTGTCGTAATTTGCCCTGTAATACTTGCAGAATCCACATACGCTGCAATAGTCAGCACACCTTGTATCTACGCCAGGTTCTTTTTGTATCCAGAGTTTTCCATTGTAATCTCCCATTTTTAATGCAAGATAAACGTTCGCTTCATTTCTGTCTTGGTCTGAATTTATAGTAAAGTTTTTAAGTGAACGTTTCTTATCAGCGTTCATTATCTTCCAAATCTCGGGCCTTGCCCATCTTTCCTCTTCGTTGCAAACTGGGATGTCGAAGCCTTTAGACATTGCATCTTCTGATAAGAAGTGCGATGTCTTTCTATCCTTCAAATATTGAACTATATATTTCTCATCTAACAGTTCAATCTTAAAAGTCATTACTGCTTTTGGAGGATAGTTTGACATTCTTTTGGACTCTGATTTCTTCCAGTCACGCAGAAAAGCATGTATATATATTTCGTGAATCTCAATTCCTATCTTTTCTTTAGTATCTGAGTGTCTTCCATATTTTGCCATTAATCTGTATATATTTGTTTGCTTCTTCCAGTGGTCATAACTTGGAGAATCTTCGCCAGCCATTGCAGACCAAACAAATATATTTTTATAGTCATGGAGTATATTCTTTATATTAACTCCATTCTCATCGTAGACTCGTTCTATTAAATCAGATGTTCCAGATAACAGCCTATCTTCAATTTTCAATTCCATCTTTATTTCTGGATAGAATTTACTGTTATCAATTTTATCGCCAGCCCTTTCAATTACGCAGTGTAAAGCCTGTCCCATCAGCGCCCAAACCATATCGGAAGCATCTTCCTCATACTCGTTAAATTTACGCAGTAAACGAATATAAGGAGAATCTATCAATGTAGTAACAGAGATATCTCCCCTTGGCACGTAAGAGTCATTCTTAATTGCCTGATAAATTGGCAAAGGTAAATCTGTATAGTTTGTGAGATGGCGAGGCATTATTTCTCTATGAATTTATTAAGTGAAACAATAATTCCCCTTAACTTATCAAATCTTGTAGTGCCTACGGTTGGCAACAAATTTGTAAGATAATTTATCGCTGGCATTAACGCCTTCGCATTTTCTTCATAGTAAGGCCTGCTCAATGCTCGACACGCAATTATCTGCCCAGATTCTGTGCGGATAGGTTTGTCTATCATAAAGATATCTTTTCTTGTATGATGAGCTGCATTATATACAAGTTGTGATACTATATATATAGTATTCTGTTTTTCTTCAGGTATACCAGATACAACACCGTAGTTTCCAACTCCTATTGGTATGCTTTTATTCTTACCTTTAATTCTTGCATTTTGCATTTCAACTCGTGAAATCTCAACCTTTGCATGTCCAGTTGAATGAACTTCAATTGAGCGTTTAGTAACTAAAATAGCATCAGATTGTTTTACTGGTGTTTTCAGGTCAACAGACTCCGCTGGATAAAAGTATATTGTTTGATTTGTTAGATTTACTAACTCAACATCTCCGGTTAAAATCATATCAAGTTTGATTTTTGAATTTCTACAGCTGATGGGAAACGAAGTGAATACTTTGTAATAGCAATATTTGCTATCTTGGCAAGAAAATCGGCTTGGTCTTGAAATGATATGTCTTTCATGCGTCTGTGAATCTTGTATTCTGTCTTGTCGAGTTTGACCATTGTTTTTGATAGAAACATTGCTGACAATGTCGCATCGCAGTCTGACATTGAAGTCAAACCGTATTCACTCTTCATTGCTGGATACAGTGCAGGAAGTATTATTTTCTCGTAATACAGTAACAGGTTCTTTTCAAAATTGAGTTCATCTTCGGCAAAGAATTCTTTATAAATAGTTTTTTTCTCGTTATCGAGAGCAAATTGCTTTAGTATTTCAATTTGACGTTTTTGAGATTCAGTTTCTCTGATATATTTTACTTTACCAGATTCAAATGTTGCTCTTACTAATACTGACATAATTTATGATTTTAGATTTAATTTAAGTCGTCACGAAACTTAACAAAAGTTGGGAATCTGAGGGAGTTGTCTTTGGTAACTTCCTGAAACTTTATTTCTACCTTTGTCCAAGCCAGTTCATCCTGATGCTCCCAGATATATTGGCGTTGCTCGTCTGAAAATCCAGAGCCAACTTTACTTTCAATGTTTCCATCTAAAGACTGAACAATAATTGCCCCCAATGAGTTTAAGTTGCGTCCATTTCCTTCTTCAAAACCTATGATGTTAAACTCATCAGTTTTCATCATCTTATATTTTAACCAAGAGTATGAACGCTTGTAATCATATTTTGTATCTGCCCCTTTCAATACTACTCCTTCGTATCCATCAAGAACCATCAAGTTGCATGTTTTATCTGGGTCTTCAGAAAATAATCTTGCAGACTTTTTCGTAGATACAATAATTTTTGTATTTTCCGAAGCATCTCTAGTTTGCATTAAGTTATTTAATCTATATGAATATGGCATACTACATATTCTTTCATTAAATTCCTTAAGTGGTAGCATATCCCAGATAATGTAGTTAGCTTCTTTTCGTTTTCCTTTGGCAAATAACCCCTCCATTGTATTGTCAAAAGAACTCCCAATTATTTCGCCATCGTATACATAGTCAATAGGATATTCAAGCATCGCAGTTTCTATTGAATCATACCCTTCTATCTTAGAGCCGTTACGGGTGAAAAGCTCAACTCCACCACTTTTTACAATGCAGATACATCTAACTCCATCGAGTTTTGGCTGGATGTATATGAACTCTGAGCGTATATCTGATGGTTGTTCATAAGTTTCGCACAATTGAACCTTAAACGTCGGTATCAAGTTCTTCCATACTTTGTTTATGGTTTCAACTTCAATGCCAATTTTTAAGTTCTTCATTATAATCATTTCGAGTAGATTGCTCTTGTCGAATGAATGAACGAAAGAACGAACAAGTCGCTTTGTATCGTTATCAACTGAAGTTACACGCAGGTAATCTAACAGGTCAAACACAGTAGGAAACTGAGTTTCAAATTCAGGTTCGTGACTTCCGGTAAACGTTTTCTTGTTTATACCGTATACGTAGTATGGATTATAAGTATACAATAATATTCTTTGCAAGAACTCTTGGTCGTGATATTCTTTTAACAAAGCAATTTTTGCCAGTTTTTTACTGGTAGAGCCTATATTGTGAAATAGGATAGATACATCATTAAGCTTTTGTTCAAAGGTTTGTCGGTTCATCTCGCAAATAACGTTTATAAATTCAATGACACAAAGTAAAGATTATAATTTTCTATCAAATAGACTTTGTTGTGCCACTGGGTTTCGAACCCAGACCCGAAGCCTCTGCGCTTCGATACTACCAATTATACTATAACACACCCGATTTTAATTCAGACTACCCTTCCAGGTCTTTGTCGCCATCAATTGCTTCATCTGTAACAATATCTCCGTTATTGATTGCTTCGTTTAAAGCATCAACGGCTTCCTGAAGATTTTCGCAGTAATAGCACTTGCCGGAAAAATCATCAGCCCACTCTTCGACTTCGCCTTGCTGTGCCGAAAATTCAAAGATGTGCTTGTTTGCATCTTCTTCAAACTTTTCTGCAAACATAACGTCTTCGTAGAGTTCAGGAGTTGTTTCCTCATTAATAATTCTTACTGACATTTGCGCCAGCACTTCTTGGATTGTTTTCTTTTCCATTTTCTGGATTTTTATTGGTTAGTAAATAAAGAGTTTCTTTAAATTTTATCGGAGTTAATACGAATTGCTGTAGATATTGATAAAGTCCATTTACTTTTATTATTTGATTTACAAGGTAAAGCATTCGCTCGCTTGACGCAAAGGCATTGCTTCCGAATAGATTTCTATACTTATCATGTGGAATGTAAGAATTATACCCATTAACAGTATAAAACTGTCCAAATTGATTAAGAAATTCTATCTTTTCGGATAGCTGGATGTTTTTAGTTAAAGTCTGCATCTTTACGTTGTATTGAAAAGTAACAATTTAGATATTCAAGCATATAATGAAGTCTATTGGTTCCAACAACTATTTTTCCAGATTCAAGTTCTTCAAGGTAAAATACTTCATCACTTTCATTTAGAATATCAACCAACTCATATTCTGTTGTTTCAAGAATATGTGCAGCCGCATGGGTTTGACATAACTTTAAAAAATGAATTTTAATTGCAGTTTGAAACTTTATATATTCTGGAGAACTTAAAGAACAAGTAAATACTGCATCCTGTATTGATGATTCTACTGTATAATTTTTCCAATCATCTGGTATTTCAGATGAGTCATTTGTCCTTTCATTGTTTCTGCAGTCATATATAAATAGTGGCTCTTCTTTTTGAAATGAACAAATATTCAATTTTAGTAACTGTTCGTCTTCACTTATTTCACAAAATAATGATGGAGATATTGTATGCGCCATCGCAGTTGCCAAATCTTCAACATAAAGTTTATATCTTTCTAATACTGTCATAACTTTGATTTTGTAGCGTTTCTGGACTCGAACCAGAATTTACCGACTAAACGCTTACCACTGGATTACTGCGCCTTTCTTTCGCAGCTCAATTACTTCAAATAATCTGTGTGGTTTTTGCCGAACACCTTAGCTGCAGCTTCGTGTGAAGTATACAAGTTATCTTCATGGATTGAAGAGTTGTGTTCGTAAACTTCGGTGCGAAGGTTGTAGTAGTGATTCATTTCTACGCCTTCAAATTTCTTTTCCGCGTTGCGGATTGGCTTGTGAATTGTATTGATACTTTCAACTTGTCCCTGAACAATTCTCTGGGCGCGAATGTCAATAAAGAATAAAGTAATAAAACCATACTTTGGCCTTGCGGCATCAGGTTTTGGTGCAGCTTTACGCGGTTTGCGCTGCTTTGGTTGTTGTTTAGTTGCCATAACTGTTGTTTAAGTGAATGTTAAAATTTGCCCCGTTTTGAATGTCAAATATAAATAACGTTTATTGATATACCAAGCGAAGATAATTTTCGTCTGTATTTTGTCTATACATTATCTGATTCCAATTTCTCCATGTTTGAATTGAACTCTTCTTTTGTAACTGGCATTGTTTTATCTAATGCATAGCAATCCCTATCTTGTATATACGTCCAGTTGTTAACTCTTGATAAGAGTGCTTTACTTCCTGTTCCATATACGCAGCATACTTCAATTCTAACTCCATTGTTCATTAAAAAGTCAACAGTATCGCAGTAGTCTGCATCTCCAGACATAATAATAATAGTGTTAACTTTGTTCATAATCTTTGCCGCGTGCATTGATAGTGGAACATCTGCAGACTTATGACATCTGTGAATATTTCCGAAGAACTTTTTGTCAAGTCGCTCTGAAAATGATTTCTTTGTTCCATCTTCAATTCCTTCAATAAAGTAGTCCATGTATATAAGAGGGCGATTCTTTAAGATATAAGGTATGAATGTGTCATAGTTGAGCATCTTATCTTTTCCGTATGCACTGGCAATTGAACGCTCAATGTTATTGCCATCTATAAGTATGGCAACTGATTGTCCATGTGTTATCTGTTCCATTTTATTCGTTTATGTTTGAAAGGTTTAAAATTCTGCGTTTAAAGGCATTTATACGCGTTTTAACGTTGGTTTGTTGTATGTTTCGGGCAAATAGCCACAAAATAAAAACAATGCGTTAAAACGTGTATAAATGCTTTGACTTACTTCAATGGATAATAAATATCAAACCTGAAGCAAATGAAAAAGAATTCTATCATACAAGCATTTTGCGCTCCAATATAAGGTATAAAATCTATAGATGGCTGCAATGTAATTTTTACCCTTGCAATCTTTCTTTTTGATTTTGGCTTAACGATTATCCATGCTGTAAGCAATGAAGTTGATGCCAGTATTATAAATGGAATTATTATTTTAAAATTCATAGTTAGTTATTTAATTTAGGTTAATTAATCAAAGTCAAATTCAATAGTTTTAGGTTTTTGCTTAGACAACATATTCAGAACCTTTAACTGAGATATGTAAGCTGGGTCTGTCGGATTTAACTTGTTAAGATTCTCCGAAATATTAATTGCAAGTTTTTGTCGCTCCAATTCAGACATTTCAGATATGCGACGTGGTGGTTTCTTTTCCTCTTCCATAGTATATTGGTTTAATTATTTAGATACAATTTCTAGCCATTTTTTAGCAGTTTCAAATGCCATCAATCTCATTTGAGATTTTTCTGAACCATTATTTGGGAACTCATTATTGTTGTTCCAAAAGTCATTAGTCCATTCTTCAAGCGAACGATTATGGCAGCCCATTTTAATTCTTTTTTCTCCATACTTTGTAACATACGGAATAACAATATAGTTATACAAACCTGTAAATACTACTGCCTTACTTATTTTTTCTGCGCCACGTAAGTTTGCGTCCTGTAAGTTTGCGCCACGTAAGTCTGCGCCCTGTAAGTCTGCGCCCTGTAAGTCTGCGCCCTGTAAGTCTGCGCCCTGTAAGTCTGCGCCCTGTAAGTCTGCGCCACGCAAGTCTGCGCCCTGTAAGTCTGCGCCCTGTAAGTCTGCGCCCTGTAAGTCTGCGCCCTGTAAGTCTGCGCCACGCAAGTCTGCGCCCTGTAAGTCTGCGCCCTGTAAGTCTGCGCCCTGTAAGTCTGCGCCCTGTAAGTCTGCGCCCTGTAAGTCTGCGCCCTGTAAGTCTGCGCCCTGTAAGTCTGCGCCCTGTAAGTCTGATTTTTTACAAATAGCCTCTTTTAATGTTTTAAGTAAGCTATTATCTTCTTTCTCAAATTCAAATAATATTGAGCCAGTAATCCAGTGTTTAATTTCAATTTTAGTTTTCATACTTTATGGTTTAGTTTAGTGAATAGTCCAATCTTATTTCAAAGTAATTAATCTCCGTATATCCTACAGCTTGTTCATCTTCTTCGTGCTCGAATATTGGCACTATATAAGAGTCAGCGAATATTTGGTATCCAGCCACAACTTAGGATGCTTGTGCGTAATGCAATAGTTTCTAATCATAATCCAGAGTGGTCGCTTAGTTCTTTAATAATTCTTTCCATGTCGTAATCAAGTGTAATCCAACTTTCATCATCTTTAATAGAAAGTGTAAACAATGATTTATTTCCAGGCTCAGTATAATCTGAAATTATATCATTTACTGTTTTAACTGATTCTGCTGCTTCGTCGCAAGGCCCAGCGAAAATTCCATCGTATTCTTTACCATACCATTTTGAGTTTAATTTAGTATTAGTAAACTCATGCAATACAAGAGTTTTAATTGGCTGCTCTTCATTATTCTCGAATACAGCAATCTCGAGATGTTTAATCTTTGTCATACTTAGTTAGTTTTTATTTGTTAGTTAATCGTTCTGAATTAATTCTTTTAATTTCCTCGTTCAATATGTCCAGTTCTGTCGGTGGAGGATTGAAACGTAGTTCACGTTCTTCGACAGTTTCTTCTGGCTCATAATCAACTTCCAGTTCATGGTCAGGTGTTAACTGATTACTGAATCCATATTTAGTAATGTGTTCAGCAAAGCATAATGATTTTGCATTGAGTATCTTATCATTATGAGTTGATTGAAAGTGATACAATCCAGCTCCTTTCATTGTGTCACGGACAGTTATCCAGTAACGTATGCCGTTAAATGAGATTTTGGTAGATGCTACCATGCGCTCTGTAATGCGATGTGTGTCAGTCATTTGTATTGGTTAAATTATTCTTAAATACTTGTTTGCTGCAACCAATGCAACCGCTGCAACCAATGCAATCACTGCAATCAATGCAATCACTGCAATACCTGCAATCAATGCAATCACTGCAATACCTGCAACCAATGCAATCACTGCAACCAATGCAATCAATGCAATACCTGCAACCAATGCAATCACTGCAATCACTGCAATTTGAACACATATAGCAATATTCACAGTTCTCGCATCTAATACAGTAAACATTTGTTCCAACTGACATATCAGTTATGTGTTCTATTGATTTTGAAAATAGCCATTTTGAATAGTGATTTACTATTCGTTGCGCTTCCAATTCGTTGTTATCAGCAATTGCCTGATTTGCAGCTGTAATTGCTGGTTTGCAAGCATTCTTTAGTTTGGCCTGCTCAACTATGAGTATAAAATCTGATATTTTCATAGATTCGTAATTTTAATTTTAAAGCCATCAAATGTAACATCTTTAACTTCAAGTTGAGTATAATTAACTGTTCCATTTTCACAGTGAATACTATACGCACCAATAGATAAAATCTTGCCAAATTTCGTTCCGGTTTGTGGTATGTTTTTCTTTACATAACCAGACTTGCGCTGCATCCAAATAGCGTCAATAATGTTTAAGTCTCTTAATTCCATGATAGATAATTTAATTCGTTAGATAATAAATGTCGGCACGCATTTCTAAGTGCTGACATATTCGATTTGCGTTATGACCAGTATTGCAGTTGTGATACAACCAAATCAGTAACCATTTTCTCGTGTGCCGAGTATTCGTTTCTGATTTTCAAACTCCATGATTGATATATGGAATTTCCATCATACCAAATCTCGAAGAACACATCAGAGTAATCGCCTTCCGAATCTTCAAATGTAAGTTTGAATGTCTGACTATCAACGCCTGGATTTGCAGCGATAATGTCAGCCATTTGCTGCTTGATTTCAACAGTAATCGGATTATCTAACGCCTGATAATACAATTTGCCAAGTTTAATTAACTCTGCACGTTGTTCAGGAAACAAATCTCCGGAGTCCAATTGGAAACCGTAAGTAGTTTCAGTAAAATTTGGTTTGCCATAACGAGTGCGCATCTCAATGGCTAGCGCAAGTTGTTTGTAATTAAACATAAAATTGTTATTTAATAAACTGATAAAATTATCAGTGAACTCCACCGCAGAATCGAACTGCGACCTTCCATACGTGGAGTTAACGAGTTATAAGATTGTAATTAATCTAACCGCATCATCAGGTATTTTTACTTCATCCATAATTTCAGTAGCGTATGGAGGAAATGTTGTCAACCAGTCGCCAACACATGAAATGTATAGTTTGCGATGTGGGTGAGATTCGTTTAGTAGTTTGCAGTAATATCTCCCATTCATCGAGTAAACCTCGTGTATGAAGAAATCGAGAGGGTCAATGCCCTCCTGCGTTAACCATAAGTCAATGCCATATTTGAGATTGTTAGCGTTGGTATCTGTAAATTCAATATTTTCCTCCATAATTCAGATATTTAATTTGTTAAGAAATAAATTCAATTAGTCAATGAACTTCGGTAACTCCGGTAACTCCGGACGAGTCCGAGATAACATATTGAGAACGCGAATCTGGTCAATATACTCCGGTGATTTTTTCGGAAGCTTCGCGAGGTTATTAGCGATGTCCATTACCAGTTGCTTACGCCGTAACTCGGTAAGCGATGAGATTGATGTTGCTGTTTTCTGATTCATAATATTTTTGAAGTTTAATTTCGATGTCAGTAGTTGGCGCATATTTGCGCCCGCGTGAATAAATACAAATAACGGATATAAATAACGAATAATCAAGTAAAGATAAATATTGTCTGATAAATTGTCTTTAATTGAAAATGGAACAGTTAAAATATAATATGTTATTTTTTTTTTTTTTTTTTTTTTCTAAATACAAGTATGTAAATATACAAGTATGTAAATTTACAATTTTTTAATTCGGTATGTTTTTAATGGAAACATAAGTTAATCAGTAAATACCATTTAACATATAACAGATAACAGCTGTTATTTTTTTTTTTTTTATATATATATATATATATAACAGATTTTAGCTGCACCGCAAGATAATTCACGAGTTAAGTATCTTAATTAACAAATCAAAAATCCCAGTTAAAAAATTGCATGTAACAGTATATAATGTGATAAGTCACCTTTTCTACATTCTTATAAATTTTAAATAAGATTTTTATTTTTTTTTTTTTTATAAAGCAGTAAAACGCGTGCGCGGAGCGATAATTTTTCAACAATCTTGATGTGGTAAAATGGAGTTTCTAATAAATTGGACTGCCGAAACTGTTAAAATTCACGTACAGCGCATAACAAGTAACAGTTTAAAAATAACAGCGCACAGCATACATCAGTCAAATCTGACGTTCACAAAATTGCAAAAAAAAGGGACGAGATATATTATCTCGTCCCATGCAATTAAGATGCTGTTACTTCAGCTGTTGCGGCAGTTACCGGAGCTTCGGTTTTGGTTTTTTCAACCAAAGTTACAACGTATTGCGCAGCAAATATCGGGTTCTTTTTCAATGACTCCAATACGCGCACAGCGCTGTTGCCTTTACCGTAACCGGCAGGTAAGTTCATTGGGTTTTTTCCGCCATTAACGATAGCATCCAATGCCTTGCTTGCTGAATCAAACGGATTGCCAGCCAATGGCGAGCCATTAACTAATACCTGATAGTCGTGAGTATCACTTGTGCTTGCGCTGCGAGTTACGCCCACGTTACCAGTTTTTGCTGCTCCTCCACCACCAGTTGAACCAGCTACGTCGAAATGAACAGTTGATTGGCCAGTAGGTTTGCCTTCGGCATCCAATACAGGCTTTGCAACTATTTTTATACGCACACCAGCTTCGCCGGCAAGTTTCAAAATTGCAGCTTGCAGTTCATGGTTTTTCGCATCGTTAATCTTCGGCGCAAATGTAGCATTGAACAGGTCAGCTGTTTGTTGACTGGCATTACCCTCCAATGATTTTTTGAGCTTTTCATATGTTTCAGTCAACGATACAGGTATCGCAATACCAGCAGCAGTTAACGATTCAATAGCTTGTTTTACCTTGCCCATTTCTGCTTTCGCAATTTCAACTTTAGATAATTGCTCAGTTGTTGTTCCAGTTGTGTTTTCCATGTTGTTTTAGTATTTTATACAGTTTGGTGTACTTCGCGTATATGTAAGATTTCATATTGATAATTGTTATTATCAGATACAATACGCTGCCGTTGGTACAATTATCGGCACAATATGTCAAATAACGTTGTCCAGTAATTCGGACATCAAAGTTTTTGTCTGCGACATAACACTTACAGTCACCCAGTTTGGACTGGTTGCCATATCGTTCCCTTTGACGATACAAATATACAACACATTCCCGACAATGCAAGCTTTTTATCAATTTATTTTCGTTATCCGTAACATTTAACATTTGTTGTTTTATCTGACAACATAACAACATGCCAGCAATATTGGCATAACAACTGATAATTTTTATTTGACATATATAAATTTACATATCAGCATCATTGTATATGGCAGTGAAAATATACAGATTTTTCAAATATGTTATGTGCCAGCGAAAATTTCGCAGTTTCGCCCTTGTCGCGTCAGTCAATTCCCCATTTCGGTTGACGGGGGCGGTTAATGCGGCGACAGTAGCCTTACATATATTTTTATACTTTTAGCTTTTACAATGACATTTATCTTTTACTTGCCACATAACATTCCGTATCTGGCATACTTTATTATCTTTTACTTGCAACATTACATTCCGTATCTGGCATAATTTAATAACTTTTATTATAATCTTTAAACATGCCGTATATAGACAATAGGCAAGTATCAATTAGTAAAAATCATCTAACGCAAAACACATAACACATAGTATATTACAAATCCATTATATCAGTTAAAATCTTTAACTTAAAACTAACGACTATGCACTATCAACTAAAAAACGGACAACTGGTTCCAATTTCTAATGAAGAACTAGCTCAGGCAAAAATCGACGGAGCAGACAAATCTAAAGGAGTAATTCAAAAATTCGATGCTGTAAGAAAGGCTCTTGCAGAAAAAGCTTATGCCGATAAAATTGCAGCAGAAAATAAAATCGCTGAAGCTGCGGGCATGGCCAAGACAGTTGTAGCAGAGCCGGAAAAGAGCAATGTTTCTTTGACTCCTCCAAATACTGGTCACTCATTATTAGTATAACATGAAGACAATCCAACAACCAAGCCTCTGTGAAACTTGTTTATTCAGAGGCTTGGTTACTTACATAGACCCTGAAGCAAATAATCAAACCGAATTGCTTCAAAGATTCTTTTGCAAGGCTCCGAACTTGAAGGTAAACGCGGAACCATTTTCATTAGACATCTTCTCGTCACTTACTGATGATTATGGAAACCTTACGGTTAGCTCAACAATAGTTAACTGCACAGAATACACACTTGGAATGACGGTAACTATAACTGGATTGAGTTACGACAACAATGGACATACTACAATCTCGTATGATGTTGAAGGAAGTAATGGAACTGACACGCTCAATATATTCAAAGTTGGAAACCTAACTCCTATTGGAACGGTTGCTAATGTTGCTAATGGAGCAGGGACTTTTGTATATAATGCGACATTGGTAGCAGAAGATTACTATACATTTTATGGAGCTTTATTAAATGCCAACTTTATATCTAATAGGCTAACAATAATACCTGAACCTGAAATTGTAATAGCTAACTCAATCGTATCTGCAACTATAGCAGGAATATCAATAGCAACTACAATAGCTAATACCGTTTCCGATAACGCTCAGATATACATTGATGGAGTAGCATTTGGTTCAACTGTTGCGGTGTCTAATGCTACAACGGATATTGCAGTGCCTGGAACTATAGCAACTGGAGCGCATACAACTTATATAAAACTCATTGGTTCTGGAGTTCAGTCAAATCCATTAAACTTTACTATATAAAAATAAAACTATGGAAAAAACATTAGGAGAAAAAAGAGTAAGAATAGATTTTAACGTAAAGAAAGATGATAACGTAAGTTTAATAAAGCAACATATAGCTCAACTTATTGACATCTGCGAAACTTTAAAAGCTATAAATCCATCGGAGGAAAAAACAAGAGCATTTGAAATAGCTCAACAAGAACTTGAAAGCGCGGCTCATTGGGCTGTAAAAGGATATACATTCTAAGTATGGCTAAAGATTATAGATACGTAGCTCCCAATAATATAGCTAAACTCAAAAAGAGAGAAACTATAATCGGGAGCACTATATCTATTGATAGCGCTCCAGACGAATACTTTATTCAGTGCATTGAAAAAATGGAGTGGAAGTATCTTGTTGGAGAGTATGGAGAAACTCGACAAGATATGTTCGAGGCCATCTTCAACCGCTTAAAAGAGTTTCGACTAGGATTATATTTAATTGGAGTTGACATTGGATATAAAAGAGTTCAATGGCTAGGTTCTTGTAATTTTATATCTGCCGAGTCACGTAATAACATAGCAAAAAAGCACGAGAACTTAATACAAGAAAAGTATGTAAATAAGTTTCTATTAACATCATCTGGAGAGATGATAAGCTATTTATCAAAAGAAAATGTAGATGGCGAGGAGGATAAAAATAAAGTTTACGAGTATTCGGCGTCCGGTAACCTATTAGACTTTAACAAAGATGATTTTGTATTATCAGAATTTGTAAAGGTTAGAAAACACATGAAGCCTATTACCAAGGCTGATTGGGCAATAGATAATACCTTTGATATACCAGCTGACTTGTATCAGTTTATAATGACTATCAATCAGGGGTGGCAGTATTTTCAAAAGACTGACGGGTGGGAAAGATTTAATAAATATCGCCAGCAGGCTTATTCATGGATACAAGATGATTACAAGTTTGACCCTAATGCACCAATGGAGGTGCAAATGAGATTTGTAAAGGATGAAAGAGAAAGATGCTTAGAAAATTCACTTTACTTGTTAAACAAGTATATGTGGATAAAAGACGTTGACGATAAGTTTAAAGGTGAAACAAAATTCAAAGCATGGAAGAGTCAAGAGGCAACATTGTTTTTAATAGACTTGGGGTTATCGCTGATGATTGGGAAACTCAGGCAGATAGGATTGACTACGGTAATTGGTGGCCTTATGGGTTTACGCACAATGCTTTCCAAGAACTTTTACTGCAAAATGTGTGCTCAAAAAGGAGCGAAGTCGGAGGAAATATTCGACCACAAAATCAAGTTCCCTGTAACTCGGATGGAGCCGTTCATGAAGCCAACCATTGCCAACTGGTCAACAGAGAAGGTAAAGTTTGGATACTCATCTGGGAAGGGCGAAAGCTCATCAACGGAGAGTATGTTCGAAGTCTGCGCGCCAGCTATTGATGCTATAAATGGTGGAACTCCATCAGTTACATTGTTAGATGAAATAGGCTATATGAACTTATTTGGCTCCATTATGGAGCAGGGTCGCCCTACTATGTTTAAGTTTGACTCTAACACTAACACTATGAAAATGACCAAGCAGGTAATTGCTTGGGGAACCGGTGGTAGTATATCATCATCTGGTTCTGACATGGAAGTAGAATGGAAGGCGGCTAAGGCGGCTTTCCAATTACGTAACTTCAGGCATGGAATCATTCCTTTATTCTTAAACTATTACTGCAAGCCAGGACATGATGATAAGTTCTACATGCAGGAAAAAGAATACTATTATGCTAAAAAGAAAGAGCCAGGGAAAACTGACCCACGCATCGCTTTTCACCAGTCGTTCCCAATCACTGAGGACGATATGTTTCTACAGTCAGCTAATACCGTTATCTCAATTGCCCAGATTAATCTGCAAATTGAACGCATCAACAAGAAGATTGCTGCTGAGAAGTTGGTCGAGAGGAGAGGTTACTTTGAACCAATATATAATACTGAGAAGCCACGAGGAGAGAGCGCGTATGTTCCGTTTGAGATAGTTGGAGCGCGATTTGTGCCAGCAGACGAAGCAATGATGAATGAAGATTCACCATTCGCATGTATCAGTATCTACGACCCTCCTCAATGTAATTACATTAACAGGTACTATAAGGGGACTGACCCTATCGTTACATCTTCTGGTCACTCCAAGTTCTCAACTACTATTAAGGATAAAAAGAATGGCAAGAGAACTGCAGCTAAAATGAATTTCAAATCTGAAGACTATCGTTACGAATATCTTCAATCTCTATTATTAAACTTATACTATTCATCTGAGTATGGAGGCAGGAAGGTTGGTATTGACGAATTACTCGAATTTAACGTTGGGGGTGAGTATTATAACTTCTGTCGTGACCTTGGATACGGAGGTGTGTTTACTGGAAACAAAATGTTATCGAGTAATCTCCAGACCTCAACTATGGACATTGGTATCAGCAAGAAGGGCCATAACGCTACGGCAATTGTTAATAGACTTGAAGAGATGCTAATTGAAACCTCATCTCAAATTGATTCTATTGAATTTTGGATTCAATGCAAGACATTTGTAAAAAAGGAAACGGCTACTGGCTTTAAATACGAGCCTGAAAATAAGAAGATACACTGGGACGATGAGATTGATTCTGAAACATACGCCTATATATGCGTTGAGTGTTTTATGCACATGCCGATAAAGGAACTGGGTGCGTCTGCGTATGCAGAAAACCAGAATAAAACGTTTCAATACTATTATGATAGTAATTTTAATTTAAAATTAGGAACTGCGGCGCAAGCAAACAAAGCTAGGCAAAGGACATAACTAAAGTCAGAACGTTTAAATGCGTTTTAAACGCGTCCATTTTCGTATGGTATACAAATATGGGCAATGCCGCAAAACAACGTTAAAACGAATATAAACGATAAATAGAGGCACTTGCATACATAATAATATCAAATTTACAATTTTATATACAGTCAATACAGTTTAAGCGATATTATGAACAACATTGATTTAGATAAAGACTTCATTCACAAGGACGATTTAGTTGTAAAAACTAAAACATATTTATTTCTTCCATCAGAAGGAAAAGAGATGAAGATTGAATATCCTGAGTTAGCTGAAATAGCCGAGTTTGCGCCACTTACAAATTCTGAATTAATATTAGTATGGTGCATAGCAAACAACACATCTCCATACTTTTTAGGCAAGGCAGAAAATGTCGAAAGTAAAATGATTGAGTTTGTAAAAAAGGCATTAGAAATATCTGGAGTAGGAAAAAGACTTAATGATTATGCCAGGAATGAATACCTGACATTTATGTTTCCGCAGAAAATAAAAACTGCATGTTCTAGAATGAAATTGTTTAAGCCCTCATTAAGAATGAGAGCTAAAATGATGAATGAAAAGATGTTTGAAAACATGGAGAAAATGGTTGAAATATCTCAGGAGGAAATGAAAGAAATGACACCTTCTGAAAAGTTAGAATACCTAAAAATTGTAAAATCAGCATCTGAAAACCTGCAAACCTTAGTGCCAGAAATAGAAAGCTCTTATGGAGTAAAAGAGGCAGTAAAGAAAAGTGGTGCGCAGCTCAATGCACAAGCAACAATCATGGACTTAATTTTAGCTGGAGATTAATATGCTAGTAAACATACCGCCAAGGCCAAATAGACTTACTGATGTAAAAGATGAAAAGTATCACACCGACTATGCTCGTTGGTGTATAGGTAACTATAACCTTTATTCTCATCAGGCATTTGTGTCAAGATATTTAACTAACGTATCTTTTTATAAAGGATACCAGTGGATATTTGAAGAAGACCTTGAAGGCTTCTTGATGGACGAGTCCGGCGAAGTTCGTAACCGGATAAAGTGGGTATCTAACATTGTAAAGCCATTTGTAGAATACCTTAGGGGCTCTGCTATAAAAATGGATATGAGCGCAGAAGTAGTTTCAATATCTCGCGAATCCAAGAATCGTCGCGACCAAGCACTTGACGCAATGCTTTATTGGACTAAGATGGCAGCTAAAGCCAAGGGCAATCCACAGCTTCAACAGCAAATACAGCAGCAGTTTGGCGTTGGTCTTAACCCAGAAGAAACATCAGCTACATTTAATAACTTGTATATTGACGAGTATACAAGAAACATGAATCATCTTCTGAAATATATATCAGAAGTAAAAAATGACCTTCCAGCATTGAAGGGAAAATTTGCCGAAGACTTATCACTAGCGGGCATTGCAATACCAAGAGAAATAGACAGAAACGAAGAACAGGTATGGGGAAGAGTTGCTCCTGAAAGATTTATCTTTGATATGTCATGCGAGTATCCAGATTTACGTGACGCTGAGTTTATGGGCGAGTTTGAAATGCTTTCTGGAACAGATATATATGAAGAGCATCAAAACCTTAGTGAAGACGAAAGAAAAAGAATTGAGGATTCATCTATGAGTAACATAGTTGGACTTCACAATATAATTTCATTCTATGTAAATTACGCCCAGAAACTTCCAACATATAGAATGTATTGGAGGGATATTGAAACAACAAGACACGGGGCATTTTACGACGAGTATGGATACCCTATACTCAAAGAAATAACAGATAAAAACCCTGAAAACGAGCTCATACCAGTATCTGAGTTAGCTCAATTCGCAGACGACTACGAATGGATAAGAACTGTATTAAACAAAGGAAAAGATAAGATAACAAATAATACACAGATAGTTCCAACAGATTCATGTAGATTTTGTGAGTTTATCCCAGGCGAGTTTATAAATGGTGGAGGTGGAAGTATGGACATAGTATTAAACTATGGAATACGTCCATATTCACAAAAGTATTCATACAGACACGAGTGGATTGATTATCCGTACAAGCCGTATACTTATTCTTATATACTTGGAGAAGTTATATCTCCTGTTGATTGCCTCATATCTCCACAAAGATACATGAATAGGGTTTTGTCAGTTGCAGAATCTCATGTTAATAATAGTCGTGGCTCTGGAACAATAATTGATAAAGATGTTGTTGACCCTCAAGATGGAGAACAAGGCATCCAAAGAAACATGAACACAAGCAGGCCTGTGTTTGTAAGGGCTCAAAGGCAATTAAACAACGCAGTTGGAAACTATGATTCTACTATAAAACAAGGAACAATGGTTCTTTATGATATAGCAGAAAAAATGAAGGTTATAGCAAATGAAAACTTCGGTGGCGGACAGGCATTAACTGGAAATGTAAATCCATATAGGGCATCTACTGGACAAGCAGACCAAAATATAACACAGGCTACTGCAATGCAGGAGCCATTCTTCTATGGAATAGAAAGAATGTATATGATGGCCTACAACTCTATGGTTAATCGTGGCAAAAGAATATATGCTTCAAATCAACGTCAACTTGCATTAGAAGTTGGCGATGAGGGAGTTATTATATTTCAGATGTCAAAAAATTATGAACTAGAAGACTTTAGAGCTAAAATTAGAAGGTCTCCAGATTTCTATAACGAAAGGGATGCTGCAAATCAAATGCTAATGGGATTTTTGCAGTCGCAATTAATTGACCAGCAAACCTTTGCAAAATACTTTAATAATTCAACCGTTCAAGAGGCGGTGTATGGATTAAGAGAGTTTACTGGACTTAAAGTTGAATTGCAAAAACAACAAGCTGCAGCAGCTCCAGCAGTTCAGCAAGCATCTGTTCAGCAACAAACCGCAGCAGCAGAACTTGAACATCAAAATCAGTCAGAGATACAAGATAAGGATTTGCAGAATAAAACTAACATTCAGCAAATGAAAAGTAATGCAGAGATAGTAAAGGCTGGCATAGCTGCGGCTGTTGCAAAAAGAGGTCAAGATAAACAACAGCAAAGTAAAAAATAGTCTTTTATACATCTCAGTTAAAGTCTTATCTTTGACATATTAAACGCATAAAATATGAAACGGTTAAATTTAATTTTCATCTCAGAAGAGATAGCGGTAAAGCCAGGAGATATTACTCCACAGGACATTACGCCTGAAATTGCATCTCAATTGTCTGCACTAGAAGGATTACTTGCAGATAATCCTCAACTTGCAAATGACCCTGAGATTGCAAAATTAATACAAATTAACAAGGATATGCACACTGCCTTTGACGGCAATCAACAGCAGCAACAGCAACAACAAGCTCCTGCGGCAGGAGGCCAAGGCGGAGGGGCAAATACGCAACAGGATGATAACAAAGGCGGCCAAGCAAATGAATTTGAAAATCTTCCTTTCTTTGGAGGAACCAAAACTCCTGATTTTAAAGGCGCAAAGCCTGAGCAACTAAACGATGTTGCCGGGAAGCTAGGATTTGACACGGCGCAACCAGATTGGTTTGAAAAGTTTATAAGTGACTTTGCAACAACCAAGCAAGAAGTGGCATCTGTTACAACCGTTAAAACACAATTGCAAGAGTTGACCTCTTCACTCGAAGCGTTGCCAAAAGAAATACAAAGCGCTATAAGAGCTGTTGCAGATGGCAAAGATTGGAGAACGGTAATCGGTTCAGCACCAGCCCTTGACCTTACAAAAGATTTTGCAAAGTTATCGGACGAGGCAAAAATTTCAATTCATAACTACTTTTTCCCTGAAGATAAAATTGAATCTAACGCAAGCATTGAAGACAAAGCAGTTGCAAAAAGCATCAAAGTTGCACAGTCAAAATTTGAAGCAGAAAAAGCTTTGTTTCAAAATCAACAAGAAGCGATAAAAACAAAAGATGCAGCTACAGCAAGAGAATGGGCCGCGTCAATTGCAGAATCAAAAAATCAGTTTACATCAAAGTATCCTCAATTCAAATCAGAAGACCTAGAAAGAATTGAGAATGTAATTGCCAAAGAAGGCATTGCATCATTATTTGTAGGCAAGGATGGAAAACTTACTAAAGAAGGATTTGAAAGAGTAGCATTCGCAATTACAGGAGCTGATGTTTTAAAGGCAGCGGTAGCCATTGCCAAAAACAAAGGATATTCAGAAGGTAAAGCTGAAGTCCTTAAGACAACACAGACCGACGGTAACAAAGGCGGAGCAGGTCAACAAGCAACACTAACAGATGAAGAAAAGAAGGCACTTGAACTCCTTCAACAATCACAAGTTTCAACGCAACTTACTTATTAATCAAACATGAAAAAGATAATCTTCTCCTTCATTGGAGAAACCCTTTTGTACAGTCCAACAGTTCCTGAAACATCTCCATTTCAGAACAGAAACGTAAACGCTCCGGGCTCAAGATATGCCCAAGCTTATGGCCACCAAGTTACAACTGCCGTTCAACGCGTAGTTCGCCAGATAATTTATGACGCAGCTCCTCAACAGTATTTTGACCTAAAAATACTTGGAATGAAGGCTCCCAAACTGGTTAACTCTGATGAATGGTTCTACCATGAAATGACCTTTGGCCGCGACCCTATTATAGTTGGAGCAAATGCCGGTATTGCATCCGGAGCAACTCAAACTGTTCCTATCGCAAACATCAACTCGGTATCTACCGATATGATTGTTGTCTACCCAGACAATACCAGAGGAACAATAACAGCTGTCAACTCAGGTGCCGGAACAGTGGTAATATCAGCCCCTACAAACGGTGTTCTTACAGCAATACCGGCTGGCGCCCAGGGCTCAACTGTATTTGCAAACTTATCGCCTGTTGAAGCAGATGGAGCAAACGCAATCAGCCAATACTACCGCATTGAAACTGTAGAAAGAACCAACTACATCCAGATGCTTATTAAAGCACAGCGTTGGGGCAAAATGGAGTATGAAAAGTATAAGAGAGCCGGAACCTTAAGCAACTTCCTGCAAATGCAGCGCAAGCGTATGCAAGACCAATTCCGTATTGACCTTGCCAACGTTTACTGGAACGGCCAAATGGGTGAAGTAACACTTGCAAATGGCCAGAAGGCAAAAACTTCTGGTGGTATATTCCCTATCATGCAAGCTGCAGGCTCAGCAAACACTTCGGTAACACTTTCAAACCTTCCTCAAGCACTTGAGGAGCTGGCACTGGATACTGAATACGGTGTTTATGGAAAGACACGCTTCCTTTACGGAGCAAACCGCTGTATACATTACCTTAGCCAGCAATACAAGCGACAGCTTACACGTTACACTCCTAACGACATGGTAGCAAAGCTTGAGCTTAACAGCGTTTCGATAGGTTCTACAAACATTGTGTTTGTTCCTATCAAGCGTTTTGAAGAACCATCTTGCTTCCCTTCAAGTTGGAGAAGCCGTTTAATACTGGTTGACCAGGAAGCAATTCAGCCATGCTATTTCTTGCCTGAAGAAATGGGAGAAACATTGGCCAGGGTTAATCAAGGAACACTTCAAAACTACGTTGATACATGGATGACAGCAACGTTTGGTATTGAATACTATAACCCACTTGGAGGTGGCTACATCAATATCACTGACCTTCCATAGTGATTTAGACTGAAATAAGAGTAAAACGCCAGATAGCAATATCTGGCGTTTTCTTTTAGTATAAACTCCTAAATTAATAAATATGAAAAAGCTAAAACTTTCCTTTATAGGCCTAGATTTTGATGATGAGTTAGAAAACTCAAATTCTGTAGAGCAAAAAACGAATAATGAAGAAGATGTAAAGTTTGAAAAACAAACAAAAGAAAACGTAAACTCTGGCGGCCAAAACGTAACAATACCTTTAGAATTGCTTACTGACCTTACCGATATGGCAAAGAAAAAGAGCGGAGAAAGCAGCGATGAAAAGTGGGAAAAAATGCTTAGTCAGTTAACGGGAGCAATAAAAGATACTTCTGAAATTGACAACAGGTTTTTGGGGCAAAGGCCAATACCATACGAAGAAGTTGATAAGGATGACATTCTTGAAACTCCGGCATTTTTCTTCGCTCACAGCGTTTCTAAAACACTGTTTGATGATTACAGGCAAGGAAGTGCAATACAGATTCCTTACGGAAGACCAGTTAAGTTTAAAACAATATCAAGGGTTCTTACTCAATCGCACGCAAAGAATCCATCTTTTTTGACAGTATCGGCAGCAGTTATTTATTCAAAGAAAGTGGCAAACTGGATAAGGAACCACACAGAGTTTAATATAAACATCTTTGAAAAGATTAGCGACGGGAAGGACATTACAGCAGCTATGGCAGAAAAGCTTTCAATTGCATTTAACATGGTATCTCAGATGAGTGAGCATGAAGTTGGCGCAGCCTGTGCAAGAGAAGGAATCGCAATAAACACTATGGATTTTTCTGAGCTTCGCAGGAAACTTGCAACAAACCGTGCGAAAAGAATGATGCAGCACGAAGCCGAAGTTAGGGGAAGGTCAACAAAAGACCTTGAAAATTTCTTCCAGGGTAAAGTTGATGTAGTTCAAGAGAGCGGAGGCTCAGTAGCTGCAACAAGAAGTCAATTTGGTAAAGTTGAAGATATGACAAAAGTACAACCAGTATACTAATGCCAATACTAGTATCAGATATTATAGCAAGGATTCGAAGCAATGGTCTTGATGCCCAGCCGGATACAGATTATTATAGCGACACAAACGAAATAATACCTGCTATAGATTCTGCTCAAAAGTGGCTAATATCGTTAATAGATAAAAGTCGCTCAAACAATAAAGATAGTGACGAAGTTGTAAAAGAACTTGCATCTTGCAGGATATTTACAACTTCGTCACTATCTCGTATTGGCATAGACGATACAATATGGACAATAGATTCTATTGTTCCACTTCCAAATACTGCATCAAATAGTAAAACTCCACCAACGCCTCCAACTCCAGTCGCCGGGTTTACGGCATCTTACGAAAACACTGATTTGATGTTTGTGAATAGCTGGTATTCAGCAGCTAGAAAAAGTATAGAAGAGTCAAACGAAAACAGAAACAATCCATTTGCACCAGGCTTTATGCCTACAAATATAAGTCAATCATTGCTTGTAGAAGGTTCTTCGCTCAATGTCGACTTTATGTATGTTTCTCCTTATTCATATCAAGACCCGGTAACAACTGCATTTTCAATAGAAATACAGCCAAGTATTCCATTAAGAAAATGTGCAATATTCTGTATCATAAAGCCAACGGCTGTAACATCCTCAACACAGTCTTTGCAGTTTCCAACATCAGTGTTTAATATTATATATGAAAAAGCATTGCAGTTTTTATCTTATTCCCAAGGCGACCAAACTAACATTTGGCAAGTAACAGAAACTGATATATCTAAATTGCTTTCTTCAATATCATAATGGCAACATACAGATACGTAGCATATTCAGTATTACAAGCAATTGAAGAATCAAAAGATGATTCAGATTTAAAACGCAACACTGTCATATTCTGGACGCAAGTAATTGCAAACAGACTTATACAGCAAAGGCTTCAAAAGCGTAGAATACAATCTGGAGAATTTCTTTCACATATTGGTCAAATAAAAGTTCAAGTATCTGGTGTTAGAAAGTATGTAACAATGCCAGATTCTATTATTGATTTAGAAAACGATAATGGAATACATCTTGTAACTTATTATTTAGATGATTACAAGTATTGTGACAGCGCAATGTCTGTTCCTTTTGAAAAAACATCTCCAGCTAAAATATGGAGTTTGTATGCAATACCAATAAGAAACCCAAAGCCAAAAGCCCCAAAAATGGCTAGGGAAGGCTCATCTTTATTTCTCTATGGAATAGAAAAAATAAATGTTCAGTATATAGACATGTGGATATATACTGCTATTGACCCAGTTCACCTTATTGATTTAGATGCAGAAATTCCAATAGCAGAAGACCAGGTTGAAGTTCTTATAAACAAGGTAATGGGAATGGCAAGATTTGCTATTTTGCTTCCAAACGATAAGACTAATATTGGAAGTGATTTAAACCCTATCCTTGATAGAAATAAAACAGCACTTTCTCAGGCTCCAACATATTCGCAAGATAACAGCCAAAACGGAGGGCAACAAGATTGAAAAAACTAATCATTTTATTATCATTTCTACCAACCTTTGCTTTTGCATCTGTGATTTTTTCACTTACTGCAACAAAAATTTCAATTTCTGGAACAAATATAATAGTTCCAGTAAATTCTCATTTAACACTTGCGTTTAATGCTTTTAATAATCAAGAGCATATATTTGATGATTCTGGCGACTCAATGTTAATAAATTATAATCAATGCCAAGGATTTACAAGTGCAGTAGAACTTGATGATTATATGAACTTTGTAATACATTATTACAGAGGAAATTGGCTTGTTCCAGATTCATTAATAATGCCATTAGGAGCTTTTACCGGAGCTGTATTAATATCTGCAAATTCAGAAGGCGAT